CTTTCCAAGAGCTGAAACTTGAGATTGTCTAAATGGTTCTAAATCTGCCCTTGCTTGTGCTGATTGTTTTTCAAGGAAAGCCTGTGCCGTGGCCGCCTGTTCTTTTTGAGCGGCTATACCTTCCCTAGTAATGCGCTCTTGTGATGTCATTCCATCTCTTTGAGCGTCAGCCGCAACATTTGCGGAGTATTCTGTAGCTCTTGCCGTATGTATTCCCGCTAACCATGCACCCATATTTATAACCTCGCTATTAAGTTAGTGACGTTTCTCTCAACGTGACCAAAACCGTTTTCTTCGAAAATCTTTGAAATGTTTTTATTAGTGAATGATGCCACAATACTTTCTAGCCCCATGTCGCGCGACATGCCCACAGCACTTTTTGATAGTAGTGCTAATGCTTCTTTTCTTTTCATGAGTGGGCTATCAGGATTCGTCGCTACCCATGTGAATTTTCCAAATGCTGAATCACCCGTGTATAGCCATCCGACACAATATTTCACATCTGATTCGATCATAATTCCTATTTTAGAAAGTAAATTCTTTTCAACGTATCTATGACCGCGTTTTTCCCACCACTCGCACACTTCTGGATAATCTTTTTGAAAATCAAAAAGTCTCGCTTTTAATTCTGTGCTCATGGAGTATAGCAGAAAGCTTTTACTAATCTGCTTTCCTCCATTGTTTTTTTGTCTACATTTTTTGGATACCTAGAATGGTAACGACTTCCTAAAAACACAACCATGCGATTAAAAGCCATGGGGACGTAATCGGTCATTTCCCATCTGGATTCTTCTTCACCGTCATCCAGTAATCTTTTTGCTAGTTCGCCATTCATTTTAAAACCGATTCTTTCGATATCATGTGGCTCGGGCCATTTTTCCCATCCATATGTTTTGTGACGCCAGAATGCGAGGCCACCCTTGCAATGGCTAGAATGAGTAAGCCAGTGTATACCGACAAAATTAGCCACGTTTCCGTCGTTGTGGATGTACTCTTTAGCTGGTTCCCCATCGAGATACCGCCTGTAATATGCTGTGCATGTGCCTGTCTCGACGCCGAGTGCTTTTTTAAATAGTTCGCAGTGCTTTTCATTTTCGATATATCCGACACTGTGATTAATTTTTCCATATACATCGTGCGTTCCAAATTCTGTTTTAAGTGCCCGCTCTCTTTCTTCCATCGCGTCTGGTAAAAAATTATCAAAAACTAAAACTTTCATGCTGAGTAAAACTTTCCGCTTCCTCGCTTAATAATTCTTCTTCTGCCGTAATTTGAAGTAATTGTGACTGACGTTCCGCCGTTTACTGTGTCTGATCCCTGTCTTTGAATTGTGATCGTATACGTTCCAGCACTGCCAGATTCGTCTTGAATAATTATCTCGTCACCGTCTTGCATTGATTCAGATAGGGGCAGGGTAAGTATTCTTGCTGCCGTCAGTGCCGTCACTCCGTGATATGTTTCGCCGCTTCCGATAGATGCCGCCACATCCCCTGTCGTTACCACAAAACCACGCACACGGTTCCATAAATTCTCTAACCATTGAGATACCTCTTTCAGGTTAGTTAGATCTCTTGGGGGTTGTGGAAATCTTATAGCCATTAGCTTGTCATCCCCTGCAAGTCTTCTTCGAGTTTATTTAAAACGAAATCTACTGAATCAGTGACTTGAATTTCTAATTGTCTTTTTCTGTAAATCCCGCCAATATGCACTTCGATGGGTTCTTGAGGCTCGCCCGGAAATCCTAGTCCCACCATTTCAGGCTCTGACCATTCGCCGCCGTCATCTTTCACTCGTATTTGCATGAGAGGCTCTGTCTCGCCCGGTGTTCCTACACCCCTTTTCACATGAAAAAGGTATTTATTTGAACGTTTCCTGATGCCCGAACCGTGATCTATTTGGCCTGTTCTTCTAATTAAACGTTTAACGTAATCCCCATCTGTTTTGACTGAATTAGTAAGGCGATAAATCTTTCCATTTTCTGGATCACTTACAAAGTGCTCATTCCAACGACTTGCAAAAACATAGGAATTCATACGCATGATGGAACTTAGACCATTTTCAAATCCATCCCACTCGCTCCAATACTTATTTTTATAGTCGTAACAAAACGTTCTGCCTTCCGAAGGAAAAACCCACACTATTAAATAGAATCCTTCGATGTCTATTTTGTAACCAAAGCAATCTGATACGGTTTCAAATTCTTTAATCACTCTATCGAAGGGAGATGAAATAAAAATGGGAGTTCGCTGCGACATAGTCACAATCCGTCTATTGTTATCTAGCCACCATAGGGTGTTATCTGCTTGAACTACTGAATTAGGGGCTCCGCATCCGGTATCCATAAAGAACGTTCTTTTCATCGGAACGCCCGTGTCACCATAGTTGAAAAATACTTCCACAGAATCAGTACCGAATGAGTAAACTTCTCTGTTAAATATCGTGTGAGTAAGAGTATTATCCGGCAATCCTTCTGCTGCGAAGAAATTTGCGCTAGACCATGATTCACGCGCTGCCGGTGTAGGGCCAGCCCATCTGAATTCTTGATCGTTAATTAAATTTAAAACAAAATAACCGTCTAAATAACTGATATATGCGCAGTCGGGGGGACTGCCTGGCATTAATTCTGTATTTACGTTTCCATCCCATCTACGCGGGGCGCCACCGCCTGCAATTGCTAGATATGTGCCATCAGATGCAAAGCGTGGGCGTGAACCACCTTCAAGTGCGGTTCCAGTAATATCGGTATAACTCCCATCTCTTGAGATGGAGTAAATGTTTCTATCTCTTGTGACGGCGACAATTTTATTTGAGAAAAACTCCATGCCGATTACTGGCTCATCACCTAAGTCAATTAATTCGACAAGGCCGGGGCGTGCGACATTGGATCCGGCATCGTTAATCAGCATGTTTTTAAAGACGTGCGCTGTCCCCGCGTCCCCGTGTTCTAGTTCGTCTACGTTTTGAAACGAACCTTGATTGATTGGAATAGGTTTAAGCATTTTTTCAAGTTTTAATAATATATTTAGCAACAAAACTAGGCTGCATCACGCCGTGTGATCCAGTTCCAGTTGAGTCAACTGTAATAACGTGTGTATGTGAGGACTCCGATGATGTAGTACCGTTTCCAGAATTAATTGATGTTCCTTGTTGAGCAAGGCTTCCACTCCCCTCAGCGGTAGAAAAACCATAAGAATGATTGTGAGAACCACCCCCAGCGGTGGTAGCCGTGTGGGTATGTGCTGGCAATGCCTCAGCGCCGAATTCATCCCCGCGCGCCCTTGTGGTCAGACCTGATCCTTCACCGTCACCTACTAGAGCCCTACCTAATCCGTCAGGCAAATTAAAAGTGGTAGTCGCATCACCTAAACCGTATGATTCACCGATTGCTGCAAATAAATTAGCATAAGTAGTTCTGCTAACAGCACTTCCATTACAAGAAAGCCATCCTGTCGGGGCAGTAGATCCGCCATATCCCATAATAGCGCCCGAAGGAATCGCCTGCTCAGTACTAGTTGGAACATCAGAATCAGAAGTGCCCACGTTATTAATAGTTCTGACTAAATTTCCTGCTGCATTATGAAATACTAATTTCACACGCTCATTTGCGAATGCTATTTGACGGCCGGATGCAGATAAAGTTATTGGATTTGCAAGCGGGGTTTCCAGCTCAAAGTCTTCATACAATGTTTCAAGAGTAGTTGATCCAGCTAAGTAACTTGTGACTGTCCCATTAGCTAACGCCGCACCGGCATCGTCAGTCACGCCACATGCTAGGATTTCAATAAGCCTAATCATACAGCCACCGTACTCCCTTCGCCCGCTATCGTATTACTTAGGCAACCTTTTGCGGCTGCCGTATGAACAACTTGAGCATCACCTGTAAAAGTATTGCTATCGTACATGTAGTTTAAATGCGCAAAACCTGAGTAAATAGCGCCTAGGTCCCAATTGTATGTTCCGCCGTTGAATGAGCATTCTTGAATTCTTAAGCCTACAGCAGAAGCCGATTCAACAATTATTCCGTAATCTGGCCCATTAGCTGTGACTGAAAATGAACATGAAACTATTTCTGTATACAAAGCATTTGATGTGAGAGTGGCGCTTGCCGCATCGTAAACACCGCATCTAAAAACACACCCTTTAATCTTGCAGTTCGCGGCATCGACATTAATGCGAGCTGTATTTGTGGCCGTTGTACTTGCTGCAAAAAATAAATTGTTAATTTCTACGTTATTTGCAGTGACAGAGATAGCATCCGTTGCTGCTGCGAGCGTGAATACAGGTGCTGTACTTCCTTCGCCTATCCCGAATATTTTTAAACCTGCTTTATTTATCGTAATAGTCGATGAAACCGTTTGAAGGTGGCCAGATTTTAAAACTATAATGTCGCCGTTATTTGTAGTCGCATTTGTAATTGCCTGCTGGAGCGTTGCAAGTGGTTCGCTTTCACTTCCAGTGTATCCATCGTTTCCATTTACAGAATCTACCCAGTGAATGGCTCCCGTCGTGATTAAGTCACTCGAGATAAACTCATCGGCACCGCTATCGTCTGCTGCTAATCCGCTTTCAATTATAATTGCCATTTAATTAACTCCGTTAGTAATAATATTCAGTTACTTCGATAAAGCCTGCAGCGCCACCGGCACCCGCCGCCCCGTTAATTCCGGCAGTTCCAGCCGTGCTGGCCGCTCCGACTGCATAGGAATAGGTAGCCGAAGGTGAAGTGATTAATGCATCTATGTATGCCCCCGCACCGCCGCCACTACCTGAAAATAACTGTATCGCACCGAAATTCCCGTGAGAGCCGCCACTGCCACCCGCACCAGTATTGGTGGTTCCCGCATTACCACCGCCACTCCCTGCGGGCGCTCCACCACCGCCTAAAATATTCGAACCACCCATCCCACCAGGTATAAGAACCGAGGCCGATGCGCTTCCAGCTAAACCGCCAGTACCGCCTGAAAATCCATTTCCTATTGCAGGTGAATTAATAGTCGCCGCACCGCCCACACCGCCGCCGCCAATATTAATTCCACCGCCCACACCGCCTGCCGCCGTTAAAAGTGATGAGCCAAAAGTAGAAGAATTGCCATTGCCACCCGCACCCATAGCACTGATTTGACCGCCACCGCTACCCGCACCACCGCCGCCAGACATTCTGACACGAATATAGGAAACACCAGTTGGAAGCGTATACGTACCGCTACCGCTTAAGAATGTTTGAATAGTTGGTGGACTAACTGTGAGGGTTCGCCATGATCCATTCACATAAGCACGTAGCGCATTAAGAGTTGAATCTAAAAATACATCTCCATTAGCTGCCGCACTACCTTTTGCACTTTCGAATGCGCCTGATGTGGCATACACCGTCACCGCAGTTATATTTAAGCTAGTCGCTATGTAGACCATTGGATTGACTGACATCGGATTGCTCCTTTAGTTTTGTGCAGGATCAATTTCGCCAGAAATAGTGCCGCTCGTAATAAAGTTTCCGGTGACGCTTCTGATATACAGAGCGCCATTTAACATGATGTCTTTGCATCTGTTAGTTGAAGCGGGGACGTAAAGATTAGTTCCGACTAAACCTGGCGTCTGATTTACTGCCGAATCTCTGACGCTATATGGGGCGGTGGATAGTGCTACTCCGGTAGTCGCTTCATTGATTACGCATACAGAGTAGAAACCCTTATTCTCAATTCTTCCGTAATTTTCATCTCGGATAATGTTCCATGAAGAACCGCCAGATGAACCATAAGTTGACGGGATTGCGGAACTCCCAGATGTGATTAACCTAAAACTATGTGTTGCCATTGCTGCATTTGTCACCAGCACCATAACCATTAAAAAACGTTTCATTTATTTTTTCTCCTTTTAAAAATAAGTAGTCACTATTGAGCTAGGATCACTAGTTTCTGAGTTGTTCGACAAACTTTGTAATTTTGCTTTTTCAGCTTCCATCATAAGAAGTGATCGCTCGTCTAACGGAATCCCGTACTCGGGCGCTAGTTCGGAGCGCAAAATCTTAACTAATTTTTGTTCCCATTCTTGTGGGAAATCTGGATTGTCTGACGCATTATCAAAATCATACAAACGGCGGCGATATGTGTACTGAGCCGTATAGCCAGCACCAGGAGTTTGAAAGATATGAATCTTTTGATTTGTCATCACCGGAGCTTTTTCTAAGTACACAAGTGAGGGAGTGCCAACACCTTCTCTAAGCGTTGTTGTAAGTGCTTCTGTTTTTTCGATGATTCTCAGCGGCGTGTAGCTCGTCCCTTGAACTAGTTCGAAAGTTTCTAGCGCCATAATGTTTGATGCAATTCCAGTGGGTGCAGTTCCCACAGAATAACTACGAGTAGATGCAGCAAGCGTCAGAGCTGTGATGGTATTTGAAATAGCCCACAGCCATCTGCCCTCTGAATCTAACTCCTTTAAAACAGCGTTAAGAAGTCCCACGGCATCAGACAAATCGCGCGTGGTAGGGTTTTTAACGCCAATACCACGAAATGACCTCTTAATTAATTCTGTTCTAGTGATTGTCGAATCGCTATTAGGCAATTTATTCTACTTTCTTTTTAGGGCCGCGCTTTTTAAGCGTCTCTTCTTCGGAAAAAATCTTAAAGTTAGGATCAATACTCACTAATGCGTCAGCATCAGCGTCTTGCATGTCCGCAAATGGAGCGAAAAAGATAGAGCCCTTAAATGCGGATCTTGATTGGCATCCGATAGGTAATTGTACCGTGATGCCCTTTAATTTTTGACCGATATACTGAACCTTTTTCATACTTCCTTTAGTTTTTATTTATAGGGCAGGGAGTTTTTACACCCCCCGCCCTACGCATCCGTTCCTACGGTATTCCCATAACGTAAGCTTTTAATTAATCTGTAACTGCTGACGAAAACACAGAGACAACCCCGTGTTGCTTGCTGTTAAATTCAGCTTTTGCATGCGCCCAGATTGACTTGATTTGCATCCCTTGTTGGACATCGTAATCGAATCGTTTTTCTGTGAGCACTACTTTGCT